CCCACCCGGGCGGTTCCTAGTAGGCGTCCAGGACCGCGGTGTTGTTCGGCGCGGTGAGCACCGGGAGAAGGATCCCCGCCACGAGCACGTCGTACCCGGTGGGGTCGTCGGACGCGATCGCACCCGAGAACAGGCCGGGACGCTCGGACTCGGCGATGCCGTTCTCCGACGCGACGGCCTCCGCGGTCACACCGATCTCGGTGGAGCCGACGGACGAACCCGACACGAGGATGACCTTGTCCGCGGCGAATACGGCCGACTCGGTGCCGTCCGTACCGTTGACGACTTCCTCGTTGACCTCGACGGTGCCGAAGCCTTCCTGCCCGAGGAACGCGATCACGTCCTGCGCGGAAACCCGCGAGGGCAGGTCCGAACCGCGACCCAGGATGAGCTTCATCAGGTCGGTGTTCTTCTGCAAGTAGCCGAGCGCGGTGCGCGACAGGATCGTGGACGACACGCTCTTGCCGAGCTTCGTGCGCAGCGTCTCGAGGTCGGTGATCGGCGTCGACGTCGCGGTCGTGGACCACGCGGTCGAGGCGTTCGCCGTCAGATCCGAATCGCGTCCGAAGTCGATGTCGAGGTTCAGGCCACGCTCGTTGAGCGTCACCTTGCCCTCGACGATCGCCTGCGCCGCGGCGAGGACGATGCGGGCACCGATCGACTGGGCGTTCGCCTCGGCGTAACGGTCGAACTCGGCACCGATCGCGTCGTTCGCGTTGTACATCTGGAGCTGCTGGAACTCGTCGACGTGCAGACGGATCGACATCGGGGGGAGCTTCCCGGACTTCGTCTCACCGGTGCCGAGGGTGTTGACCATCGACTCAGTGTTGAAGGACCGGAACTTCGCGGCCGGCGGCAGCGGAGCGGAACCCGACTGGAACTGGTAGTTCAGAGTCAGGTTCTCTCGCGACGGAAGCAGCGAAGCGACACGGTACTGCTCGAAGAACGCGTCGAACGCGCCACGGGCGGTGCCGGTCAGCTGGGTGGGGGTGCGGAAGTTTCGCGTGAACGGCATGGGTCAGTCCTCCACGTAGATGAACGAGCCGGTCGTGTCGGCCGTCTTCACGGCCGTCCGCTGACCGGAGATGGGCAGCATCGACGCCTTGACGATGCCGTGGACGAGCAGCGCGAAAGTCGCGTTGGTCGACACGGTGACGCCGCCGTCGTCGTTGATGAACCCGGCGAGGGTTTCACGGCCGTCCTCCGCGGTGGAGTCGTACGGGCCGTACTTGCCGGATGCGGTGATCTGGCCGACAGCAACACCCGAGGGGATGATGTTGTCGTCACGGGTGCCGATGTTGTAGTGCGTCCCGTCGGTGAACTTGGACGCGTCGAGCTGGCCGGGTCGTGCGGCATCCTGGCCGTGCTTGCCAGCACGCCAGCGAGTGTCCACCGGGACTCCGACGACAGCCTTGGTAACCGAGAAATCGGTCATGATGGCTCTCCTTCGTGAGAGGTTGGGTTACTTCTTGGTCGAGTTGCGTTCGTACGCGGCCTGTCGGGATGCCGCGACCGAACCGGCCGCGCCCTTCTGAGGCAGCGCTTCACGCCCGAGCGACTGGTACAGCGGATCGCCGACCTGGTCGTTCCCGTTCCCGTCCTTCGGAGCGATGGACTGCGCGAACGTCTGGATCTTGTCGGCGTCCAGTTCGCCGTTGTCGTTGAGGAACTTCGCCACGTCGACGAAGGCGAGCGCGCCCCGAACTCGTTCGGTGGCGTCCTCCACGGTCTCTCCGGTGCCGCGAGTGATCGCGACAACCTGCCCCTCTACTGCCGGGGCGAGGTACTTGTCGCGCGCCGCGGTCTCGCCGGCTGTGCGGCCTTCCGTGCGCGCGTCTTCGACGGCCTTCTGCCCGTCGTTCAGGTTCTCCCGGCGATGCTGTTCCTGTTGGTCGAGCGTCGCCTTGATGTCGTCACGCTTGCCGAGCTTCGCCCACTCGTCGTTCTCACGACGCAGGGAGTCAGCCTGGTGCTGCTGCTTCTTCGACTCGTACCGCCAGTAGCGCTCCCGCTCTTCCGGCTCCATGTCGTCCTTCTTGACTCCCCGCGGGAACCCGCGCTTGGCCTTGAAGTCGTCATCGTTGAGGTCGGCGTCGCCCGGCAGGTACTCATCCGGGTTGGCCGTGCTGCTTCCGTCCGCTCCCGAATCAACGAACTTGATCCACGGGAAAAGGGGCTTGGGCATGGGAGGGTGCCTCCTGGTGGTGGTGTGGTTCGCCCCGGAACGGGACGATCGACCCGTGGAACACGGGACGTGTGTGGCCGGCTACAGGTAGCGGCTGGCGCGTGCGATCAGCGAGAGGTGGTACTCGATCGCCTTGTCAAGGTCTTTGACCTCGACGGGTCGGCCACGCCCGGTCATGTCGACCAGGTTCGTGCCGTTCGCTTTCGCGTCTTGGAGGATCTGAATCGACCGCTCCGAAGTGTTCTTCATGACCGCCCAGTTCGTCTTGTTCGACTTGGCAGTGGGCTTCTCGTACGGAGTGAACGTCTGGCGCTTGGCTTCCCGATTCACCCGGGACACGGTCTTGAACTCGTCGCCCTTGCGCGTGAGGATCGGGCCGAGCTCGCCATGCTCCGAGGTCTGAACTCGGATCTTCTTGAGGTCTTCCCCGTAGTTCGATCCAGCGGCCTCGTACAGTGCGTCAAGATCTTCCCTGTTGAGCTTCAACCCCGGGTCGCTGTTAGCGGTCATGACGCCGACCGTGCACTTGCAGAGATCGTGGATGCTCATGAGGTCGCCACGGCTGTAGAACCGGTCAGCGGCTACGACACACAGGCCACATGTGCCCGTCTTCGACAGTTCGGGATGGATGATCCGTCGATACCCGATGACTTTCGGGGATGCTTCCATCACCTTGTTGGCCTCGTCGCGGGCAACGGCTGTGATGTCGTCGGAGACGATCTTCTCGAGTCGTTCCGTGAGGATCTGCGTGGCCTCATCCAGGGTCTTACCCTGAGATTCCGCGTACTCGAACTGGCGGGCGGGCCGCTTGTACACCTCAACGATCGGCGTACCGGATCGCGGGTAGATATCCTCCACCGCGGGCAGGTTGTCGGGCAGCGCGTCGAGCCCGCGCAACTGGGCGATCATGTACGCGCGGGCGATCTGCCGGGCCTTCACTGCGGCGATGTCCGCTTGCACGGCGGACTGTGCCGCCCACGCGTTTATCATGTCGGGTCGGGATGCCCACCGGAAAGGCACCCACAGCCCGATCAGAGCACGCACGAGCGCTGCGATCAGCGATGCCTGCTGTTTCGCGTACACCTCCACGAGGTGCCGGTACTCGAGGTCATTCACTCGTCGTCGCTTCGCTGAGGGCGGCGGTGAACGCGTCGCTCATGCGGTCGGTCTCAGCCTGACGTTGCTGCGCCGGCGTCATCTCGAGCACTTCGGTGTCGATCCACCGCTGAGGGGGTTTGCCGCCCATCTTCGAGACGGCTTCGGCCTTCTCAGACAGGGTGGCCGGGTTGATTTTCGCCCACATGGTCTCGAGGTCGGTGATCGATGCGCGCTGCACGTCTCCGGTCATGAGAAATGACGTGGCCATGGCCTGCGTGATCGCGACTTCCGCCTGATCGTTCATGCCCGACACGGCATGGTAGAGGGGTTCGCGGGAGATCTGCGCGCCCATCGCGGACTGGTTCTGTGAGTCGCCGTCGAAGATGTCCTGCGGGGTGTTCGTCAGCGACGACAGCACCTTGATCTCGTCGCGGCGGGCGTTGTAGATCGGGGTGACGTCGGTGACTGCCGATTCCCAGATTTCGGCCGCGTCGCCGAGCATCCACAGTGCGGCGGGCCCGGCCTTGAACAGTTCGTCGTAGTCGATCTCTTCCCCGGCCTGAGGGTGACCCTCCGGGTAGAACTGGGGCAACTTCCCCTTGATGCCGCGCTGACGGAACGCCTCGGTGACGATGATGGTTAGCGCGTTGAGGGTGATCTCGTTGATGCGGTCGATCGTGTCGAGGTGCTTCTCGTACACACCGAACCCGTCGACCGTGCGCGACTGCTGCAACAGCGAGTCCGGCACACCAGTGGCCTGACGGTCTTCCCGCCACTCCCATCCGTTGCCGGCCGACCATGTGGTGCCGTCCTGGGGGAGCGTCGCGAAACGTGATGGGCGGACGGCGCGACGGTAATATCCGGGGCCGAACAGGGTGAGGGTTTCCACCTGGTACACCTGGTCGAACCCGTACGTGACGCCAGCCTGGGTGAGCCACGGTCGGAGCGCGTTCTGCTCGGTGACCGTGTTCCACTCGTTCCGTACCGTCCACAACGGACCGTCAGGGGATGCCGCGGTGAGAAGGTACGCGCGTCCGAAGTCGGCGGTGTCGTTGAAGAACTGACGCTGCTGCACCTTCATCCGGTTCAGCGTCCACAGTCTCCACGCGGCAAGGTCACCGTTCTCGTCGCCCTCCGCGCCGGTGCGGAACCCGATCACTCGCTGACGGTCGGTGCGGGCGTTGCGGATCGTCTCGACCACATGCAGGCGGGCGCGGCGCACGAACCGCATATACGACTCCCGCGTACCGGCACCTGCACCGTCGATGGGGAGCAGCGCGTCGCCGTCACGGTACGACGTGAGCTTGTGCATTCTGGGGAGCCCGTCTCCGAGCTTCTCCCCCAGTCGGACAAGCCACCAGTCATCGGATCCGGGGATAGACGCGTCATAGAGCATGTCGGCTCCCCTTCCCTCACCGAACCCGGCGCGGCAGTTCTGTGGTCTCGTCCTTGTGCTGTTTCAGGTAGCGGGCGCGTCCTTCGACCGCGAGGCACATGCCCACGGCGGCGTCCATCTTCTTCATCGACCCCTTGCGGTCCTTGCCGATCACGTCGCCGGCGGAACGATGCCAACGGTGCGCGTTCATCACATGCCGTGTGAGTGCCAGGTGGTTCCCGTGCCGAAGGTCACCGGTCTTGATCGCGGTTTCGGC